GTAACAGGAAGCCTTACTGTAAGTGGGAACTTATCTATTGGTGACGATGCAGAAATTACTTCTGTAGGTAGCATGGTGTTTAGAATAGATTCTGATGCTAATGAGTCAAGTCAAAAATTTACTTGGAAAAATAATGCTAGTGATGTTATAGCAGAAATAAACGAAGAGGATGAGTTAGTAATATACGGAAGTTCTTCAGGAGACCCTCGTATATTGTTACATCAAACAGGTCAAAACAATACGTACGGTCCTCCACAGTTAGACTTTTATCGTGAAGACACGCTTGTAGATAATGCGGATTTAGGTATGATTAATTTTATAGCTAAAGACTCCGCAGACAATGACCACACTTACGCAAAAATAATAGGTTTAGCAGAGGAATCAGGTTCAGGAACTGAAGGAGGTAAGATAAAACTTCAAGTAGCAACTCATGATGGTGAGATACAAACAGGAATTACAATTGAAGATGGAGATGCCGAAGATGAAATTGATGTTACTATAGGTAGTGGCACTTCTTCTTTGACTACTATAGCTGGTAACTTAAACGTTACAACTAATATAGAGCTTGGACACGCATCTGATACAACTATAGCTAGAACTGCAGCAGGTACAGTATCTATAGAGGGTAAAGAAATAGTTACTATAAACAAACAAAAGAATATACACAGTTACGCTTATCACTACTCAGGTACAAGTGCTCACTTTATACCTATGTCTGGTGCTACAACATCTGATAGTACAGGTTTAACTGCTACATCTTACCACTTAATGCAAGTAATGCCTTTTGACGGTAGAGTAGTTAGGATAGCTGTATTTAATCAAACTACAACAAGTAGAACTGATTTATTTGAAATGTATATAGATGGAGACGATAGCGACCCTGTTGCAGACCAAAGAGGTACAGACTTAAGTTTTACGTCTACACAAAAAGGTAATGGAGATTGCAATACTGACTGGACGTTTTCTAAAGGCGAAGCTATAGCGATAAGAAGAACTCCTTCAGCAGCAGTAAATGGAACAACAATAACAGTAGTATTTGAATTTGATATGACAACGTAATGGCACTAGCAGATAAAAAACATAGCAGAATATATTCGACTACAGGAAGCGACTCTGACAAAGTAGACTCTACTAAGCTAAATAGAATGCAAGCTAAGTTTAGTAACAACGAATACTTAGAAGATGAAGATGCTTTTGAAACTTTAGGATGCTTGCTTTATCAAATGCAGCAGATGTCTGAAGAACTTGACGAGCTTAGAAGGTTTTCTAATACAGAGCTTAATCATAAAAACTCTTCAAAAATGATACTAAACTGTGGGTGGGTAGGCTCTACAGCTTCTAGGCAATATTTACCATTCGGTTATGGTGGTACTTTTGACTCAACATCAACTAATGGGTACTTAGAATACGGAGGGTGGATTGCTCCTTGTAATGGTAGTGTAGAGTCAGTAATAGTTAGGTCTGAAAATTTTTGTGGATACTCTGACGTAGCTTTACACTTTGCGTCTACTAATACAGAAGTGCCTACTTTCAACCCTGGTAGTGGTAAAAGTGATACGATAAACATGAGTCAGGATGATACACCTTACAAGTTTCTTAGCTTTGATGGTCAATACTCTTCAAACTTAAATACTTTTACTGCAGGGCAAGTAATTATGGTTAGTTTTGACCCCTCTTCAGTATCAGGAGATAGTATAGCAACAATGGTTTTAAATTTAGATTGGACAAACTCCTTATAATATGGCAACAATAAACACAGACATTGCACAAAAAATAGATATAGTTACAAGAGAAAACAACTCAGCAACTATTAATCTAGTTATAACAGACTCTACGGGAGCTGCTTTTAATTTAACAGGTTATACTATCGTACATACTGTTTTTGACGACCATGAAACTTATTTGACTAAAAGCGGTTCGGGTGGTATAACTGCTACTGGGGGAGGTTCGTTTGATACTACGGGTAAGATAACTATTAAATATACTCCTACAAATCTAAGCATACTCCCAGGCACATATCAGCATAAATTAGTACTGACAGTGGGAGATGACGTTAAAACCTGGATGTATGGAAAATTCAAAATCAACAAAGATTAATTTATTATATTTGTTAAGCAGTGAGGGCTAGCTAGTTATTATATAATAAATACAATAAAATGGCTCAGAGTTTAAATGAGAATACAAACTTTAATGTAAGTATTAAGTCTTTAGCAGCAATCGCTGTTTTTATATTTACCTTAGTTGGTATGTGGTTTTCTTTGCAAGCAGATATTGCAGAAGCAAAAGAACTACCTAAACCTACAGACCCCGTAATTACAAGAATGGAGTTTGATATGAAAGACAGACTCATTAGGCAAACTATTATGTCTACTCAAGAAGATGTTACTGAAATCAAAGATGATATAAAGCTGATTAAACAAAAGCTCTATGAGTAAGTTTTTACTATATATGCTTTTCTTACTTCCCGTTAGCGCGTTTGGACAAAACCAAATAAGTGCTGATAATTTTGATTGGGAGATAAGAAGAGGTATAGCAGTAGTAGAGTTTTGGGCAGGATGGAATAGAGGTAATGAAATACTTTTTATGCACGAACTAACTAACTGCAGAACTTACCGTCATACGATAAGAAGAGATAAAAGTTTATTACAAAAATATAAAGTTGCTGCAGCTCCTACAATTATAGTATTTAAAAATGGAGAAGAACAATATAGGTTTACTCCTAACATTATGTTAAAGGTAACTGCTACAAAAGAACAAGTACAATCAGCTATTAACGACTTATAACCAAAACAATGATTACAATTTGCTCATCTATAGTGCTATCGACGGTAGTATTAAGCTATGTATACTGTGGAAGAAGATAAAATAAATATATCGGAAGGTTCTAAAATTAACTTAGACGTAAAAACTCTTATTAGTATTGTTGTAGGAATAGTTTCCCTTGCAGGGATATGGTTTACTCTTACTGCAGAAATTTCTCAATTACAATTAGACGTAGTAAGAATGCATGACGCTGTAGAACTAAACGAAGAGTTTAGGATAAAATGGCCTCGTGGTGAAATGGGTGCATTGCCTGACGATGCAAAACAAGACCTTAGAATTTCGTATCTTCAAAAAGATGTAGACTACCTCAGAACTGTGGTAAAAGAATTAGAAATAACGCAAGCAAAAACTGAATAATGAAATTAAGCAAAAACTTTACTCTTGCAGAAATAACACATAGTAATACAGCCTTAAGATTAGGTATAAAAAATGAGCCGACAAAAGAACATTTACAAGATATTCAAAAGCTTATTACGAGGCTTGTTCAACCTATCAGGAGCGCTCTTGGTCCTCTTCGTGTTAGCTCTGGTTATAGGAGTCCAAATCTTAATCGAACGATTGGTGGAAGCGTTAAGTCACAACACTGCCGAGGGCAGGCGATTGACTTGCAGTTCTGGGAAAAAGGAAGAATGAACAATAAGGCTATATATGATTGGGTTTTATCTAACAACATAGATTTTGACCAAATGATTAACGAGTTTGATTACTCGTGGATACATATATCTTTTAGTGAGTTTAAAAATAGAAAACAAGTTCTCGAGGCGTATAAAGACGAGGATGGAGATACTAGATATAAATATTCATAACTTATATATATAATATTATGGCATTTAAAAAACACATGATGTACAAGGGTAGTAAGTCTGTAATGGCTAAAACTAACAAAGAACACTTAACTTTAAAAGCTAAAGGTTATATACACACTAAGCCTAAAAAAAATAAATCTAAAAAGAAATAATTATGCCTAAAGATGCATGCTATAGAAAAGTAAAAGCTCAATATAAAGTTTTTCCAAGTGCATACGCATCGGGAGCTATTGCTAAGTGCCGCAAAAAGAAATCTGGCGGTTCTAAAAAAAAGAAATACAGCAAAGGTGGTATGGTTTCTTCTTGTTGTTGCAATATGGATAGGTTTGGTAGACAATCAGATTGATGGCTGTGCGAAAAACAAAGGCTGGAGCTAATTTAAAGCGCTGGTTTAAAGAAAAATGGAAAGATGAAAAAGGCAACCCATGTGGTTCGTCTAAAAATAAAGGTGTCAAAAAATGCAGACCAACAAAAAAAGTAAACAAGAAAACACCTGTGACCTGGAAGGGTGTAGGAAAAAGAAAATCTGCGGTTGTAGCAGAAAAAAAACGAGTAGGAATGGGTAAGCGTACTAGTGCGCTCCGTAAACGAAACACAAATGCCAAGAAAAAAGGAAAATCCAATTAGGAAAACTACCAAAGGCAAGGGTGCAAATTACAGGCCTACGAAAAAAGGTGCTGGAATGACTAAAAAAGGGGTTGCAGCGTATCGTAAGAAAAACCCTGGAAGTAAGCTTAAAACGGCTGTAACAGGTAAGGTTAAGGCTGGTAGTAAAGCAGCAGGCAGACGTAAGTCTTACTGCGCACGTTCATTGGGTCAATTAAAAAGAAGTAGTGCAAAAACAAAGAATGACCCTAATTCAAGAATTCGTCAAGCAAGACGTAGATGGAAATGTTAAGTTATGATAAAGAATATTATACAAAGTTTAGTAGGACAAGCTGCTAACATTATAGATGAAGTAGTTACTACAGATGAAGAAAGAATACAACTTAAGCAACAGTTTGAAAAAGTGGTTAAAAACCATGAAAAAGATATGTTTGCCCTCGAAGTTAAAGACAGAGAAAGTGCGAGAGAGATATATAAAGATGATGCTACTATACAGAAAATATTAGCAATTATCTTTACAGTTGCATATTTTTTTCTATCTTACACCATGTTTAAGTACTTTGTACTGAACACAATACAATTATCTGATTATGAAATTGGTTTCATAAGTACGGTATTTGGAGCAATGAGTAGCAAAGTAAATACAATTATAGACTTCTTTTTTGGGGGGTCTTCTAAAAAGTAACAATGAGCGGAATAGAGGAAGACGTATGCTTTAAGATTATAAAGCGTTCTGAAATGGGCAGAAAAAAGTACGGAACTACGATGGAGCGAACAGATTTAAGCGAGATAGAATGGCTTAAACATGCTCAGGAAGAAGCGATGGATTTAGCTGTATACCTTGAAAAGCTTATACAGATTAAAAAAAATGATTGATTATTTAATTATCCACTCTACTTCTACAGAGAAAGGAAAAGTGGTTGACAAAAAAGATTACAATTTATTAGTATCTTGCGATATAGTTCATTTTAATGGACAGCTATCAAACTATAAGGTAGAAGAACCAGAGCACCCAACCAGCGACGACAACTATAAGCATGTAGCTTATATAGGGGGAATCGAAGATGGCAATGCTACTGACACAGCTACTTGGAAACAATACGACAGCTTAGAACATATAGTGATGTACCACTTGCTTTATAATCAAAATTTAAAAGTAGGTTGTTCGTCACTTTTTTTTGATACAAACTCTGGGTTAAGGGTTAGAACTTGGTTAGAAGATATAGGAGTCAAACCTAAAAATATTATGTAATGTCTAGAAATACTTTAGCTGGTAAAGGGAAAGGAAAAAGCAGAAGTGCAAAATACTACGCTGCAAACCCTAAAGCACGTAAAAAAAAGCAAGACTATGACAAGAAATATCATTCTACACCTGAACGAAAGAAATATAGAGCGGAATTAAACGCTAAAAACCGTAAAGCAGGCACTTACGGTAATAAAGACAATAAAGACATGTCCCACAGAAAGAATGGTGGGCTTGTCAAAGAAAGTCAAACTAAAAACAGAGCAAGAAATCGTGGAAAAAAATGAAGAACTAAAGGATTATCTATTAAAAAATCCTGAGAAACTGCGTAAAGATTATGCAGACACAGCAGCTTTATTTGATACTACTTATGAAGCTGTACGTAGTAAAGCAAGAATGTTAAGAGCAGCATTTGACGAAGAAGTAAAAGTAGCGTCGTACTCATCATCGGAGATACCGAATGAGAAAGTAGTTACTAATGAGAAAAAAGACTCATTGACTATATCTGTTGAAGACAGTAACAGAGTAAAATCTCTAGACGACTTAATAAACAACTGCAAGGTAGACCTTGAAACTTGGGAGGTAGACTGGTTCGATATTGGTACATACGAGGTAACTGGATTTGATAATGACAGGAAGCCTGTAACAGTTACTATGTATAGAACTAAGGCTAAGTTTAAGAAGATAAACATCTGGAATAATTTAAGTAAATTAAAAGAAGATTTAAAACAAGATTTATTTGAAGCGTTCCAAACATACTCTATTAAGCCAGATTTTAAGGCTAAACAGGCGGGTGAGGAAGGCTATTTGCTCGAAATTGGGGCATACGACTTGCATCTTGGTAAGTTGGGTATTGATACTGATGGTTACTCTTTGGCTCTGGCTAGGGAAAGGCTTCATTCTGCTCTTCGTTCCCTTTTTGAAAGAGCAAGAGGATTTAGAATCGAAGAAATAGTCTTTGTAGTTGGTAATGACTTCCTGAATGCAGACAGAACTAATCCTTTTACATCCACTACAGCTGGAACACCACAATCTAATACAGTTTCTACATACGAAGCTTATCGCTTTGGTCGTAAACTTCTAGTAGAATGTATAAACGCTTTAGCTGCTGCTGCTCCTGTGCGGGTTGTTGTTATTCCAGGTAATCATGACGAAGAGTCTATGATGCATATGGGAGACGCATTAGAAGCATTGTATGAAACTACTGAGCATATTACTGTAGACAATAGTAGGCCTTTAATGAAAGGTTATAAATACGGAGAATGTTTACTTATTTTTGACCATGGTAACAGAGTGAAGAACTACAAGAATCTTGCGTCTGTTATCTCTCAAAGGTTTAGAGAGGTTTGGAGTAGCGTAAGACACATTGAAGTCCATAGAGGGCATCTACATAGCCTTAAAACAAGTATTATGGGTCAAGTAGAAGAACTTAACGGAATTGCTGTTAGGCATCTCGGAAGCATGTCGCCAACTGACCAATGGCATGATGATAGTGGATATATGTCCACGATTAAACGAGCGCACGCATTTGTATGGCATAAGACCAACGGTATGCAGTGTGAATATTACTATAACGTTCCTGTAAGAAATGGAAAACAAACAAAAGAAGCCTCCGAAGAGTAGTGTTAAATTTAACATTACATTATCTGATGAGCAGAAGTCGGCTAAGAGCGAGATATTAAATCACGCATATAGTTTTGTAGTAGGTAAGGCAGGTAGTGGTAAGACACTGTTAGCAGTACAGATTGCACTTGACCAATTCTTTAAACGTCAGTATAACAAGATAGTTATTACTAGGCCGACTATTGCAACAGAAGACAACGGTTTTCTGCCAGGAACAGAAAAGGAAAAGCTAGAACCTTGGTTAGTACCCATCATGTCTAACATGAGAAAGGTATACAACAAAGAAAGTAAGATAGATAAAATGGTGGAACTTGGTGAGGTAGAGCTTGTTTCTTTGTCTCACTTTAGGGGTAGAACTTTTGAAAACTCTGTAGTTATTATAGATGAGTTTCAAAACCTTACTAAGTCACAGTTTAGAATGGCTTTGGGTAGGTTAGGAAAGAACTCTATAATGATATTCTGCGGAGACAATCAGCAAGTTGACCTAAAAGACGTTAACTACTCTGCAATACATGATGTATCTAAAATAAAAGATAGCTCTTACGTTTATAAGATTATCCTTGAAGATAACCATAGACATAAGGCTATTGATGATGTACTAAATTTACTAACTACATACTAATGCAAGAATTAATACAAATAATATACGGAAGAACTACCTTAGAACTTGGTGTTTACTGGGGTGTATTACTAGGCTTTCGTACCTTTGAAGCTAATGAAGTTCATCAAGCTTACGAGCTACACATGTATGTACCTTTTATATATATTGCAGTAGTGCAGAACGTAAGTGATGAAGAAGATTTAAATCTCTGATTCTAACTTATACAGAACCTTCTGTAAGTGTTTAACCTTAACTTGTTTATTAAAGTATGCGCTTGACTCAGCCTTATCGTGACAACTCCTACACAGTGCTGCAAGGTTTTCTATGTAGTCTTTACTCGAACCACCCATTCCCCTCGCATGTATATGATGAATGTCTACAGCAGGCTGTCCACAACTGGTACACAGAATGTGGTCAGATATGTCTAAATTAAAGAAGGTTGTATATACTTTCTTATGATTCACCATCTAACTGAATAAATTGTCCTATGTGGTTTAGAGCTTCTGTAGCTCTTATAAAATCATTCACATCTTCAGTGATTGAATACTCTACTATATAATCTCCTATTACTGGTTCTGTTTCTCTTTCTCCAGCTAGTTTAGCCATCTTTTGTTCATGATACCACTCTGCATATTGCTCAAGTAGTTTTTGTGAAATATGTTTTGCCATTGCTTTTTCTTTAGTAGTGATAACAGAGGGAAACTCCCACAGTCTCCCCCTGATTCTCACGTGCTGATTTTCAAATCCGTAGATTTAAATTTGCCTGCTTTCCTACGGCAGGACTTGTTTTGCCCAACTCAAGTATGGTACTCACTTTACTTTTAACTTCCGCAGGCTTCGCAGTCTTCATCATCTATACTGCAAGCGTCTGGTTGGTCTTTGTCTTCTAAGTCTACTATCCATGAGTCCCATGTTTCTCTAGCGACTTCTTCGTTCTTTAGTTGTTTTGCTGTTTTTTCTGTTAACATTACTTTGTTCTTTTTTTTAAAGCACGTAAGCTTATGTTAAGCTTGTACTTGATTGATAAATATCTTTGGACTATCCGTAGCCCATGCTTTTTACGTTTAGCTTTTTGTATAGCTTCTTGTATAATACCTTTCATGTAAAATGATTTCTTATCATATCTCCTTCCTTTTGTAAAGAAAATTGATTTTTTTATACATAATAGTTTATCTTTGTATAGCTGTAGGGGGAAGAGTCGAACTTCCACGTAGAGGTTAGCTATAGGACAAGTTGTGCACAATGGTGGTCAACCCGCTATCCTAAAGTTTATTCCTTTATCTACACCCTCGAGACAGGAGGGCATGTCTGCCAGTTTCATCACCCTACATTACTAGCTTGCTCTCTCTTTGAGTTTAAGCTATCTAACCTTCTTTGTATGTCACGTTGAGATACAATGATGTTAAACTTCTTTCTAAGTATTCTTTGAGTCTTATTCAGTCCTGTACCGCTATTAGCGTGCATGTCTGATACAGCGTTTACTATTTGCTGTTCTTGTTCTGTAAGTTTACTCTTCATGTTTAAATCTAGATTGAGTGTAACCGCATTGGGCTATCTGTTCCAAAGATATAATTTTTATTTCACATCCTTGTGATTTTTGATTATCAGACTTTAGTCTTGTCATCAAGTTTGCATTATACCTAGAATCGTTTAGTAGCTCTAATGTGTTTCCTATACAAACTTCTCTTGTGGTTTTTTTGTATGGTTTATTTATTAGAACTTTCTCTCCTTTGCGTTTACCGTAATACCTTATTTCGTAAGTAACCTTGTTGAAACATATAGGCATTTTATACATTCAATACCTCCTTAATATTTTCTATCTTTTGGTTAAGCTGTTTATTACGAGAAATTAATACTCTGCATGTTTCAGTAAGCTCTGCATAATTCTGCCCACTAATACTGTAGTCTTCTCCTTTCTCTCCGTACAGCTCAAACCTACAATACTCAGCTAGCTTGTTATATAATTCAACACTATCTTTTTCCATGCATAAAGTTTCTTCATACACTTTAACGTAGTGAATTATTGTTGCGTGGTGTTTACCAAACATCTTACCTATTTGACTTAAAGTAAATTTAAAGTAATCATGTATAACCGAAGCAATAACTATGTTTGTGTTGACCATAGCTCTTTTTCTGCTGTCTACTATACTAGAGTCTATACTCATATGTAAGTATGCTCTTGAAAATACATTACTTAAAATAGTTTTGTTAAGCTCACTTATATTCAGGGAATGAATTTTCTGCAAATTCGGTGTCCAAGGTTTTAATTTTATTGTAGATTTCTTTTGTTTCTCCATGCGCTTTTTCTTTATCTTTTTTTGTACTATCTATACCTAAGTTACTTTGCAGTATAGCGTTCTTGTGTAATAATTTGTCTATTTTACTCCTGGTCTTCTTGTTTGTGTAGTAAGGAGATAAACTTTGATTTTTCTTGGTAGCCATATATTCCTACGTTATTTATTTTAGCATGAGTTGGTATCATTTCATTAAAATACAACCATGCATTGATTAGTTTTATGTTGTTGTTTTTATCTATTGTCTTGATAATAGTTTTCTTTCTTTTATACCAGATAGGATGACCTTCTAGCATGTCTAAATCATCAAGAGTAGCCCTACTAACGTCGTAGAGCTCTCCTGATATATTAGTTAAAGAAAACGATTCAGACACGTATGGTATACCATCTTCGTACATTATGTACTTATCTTTAGTAAGACCTGTACCTATGTATTTACTACCTGATAGTAGTCTATGGTTTCCATGTGCTCTTTTCAGAGTTCCGTATACAAATACTGTTTCCAATTAAAATTTGATTATGTTGTTAAATGCAGTGTACATGTCTTGCACACCATCTTGGTCCATCTTTCTAAACGATTGTATATTAGCTATACCATTCTGGTATGCTATTCTACTGTCGTCCATTCCTGTAACAAAGTCTACAACCACTACGTCGTATGGAGCTTTCTTTTCTATAAAAGCAAAGTAAAACTTATGAGCTTTAAGTCCGTCAAGATAGAACGCTGCTTGTATCCCATACTTAAAGTTCTTTATGCTTTCTGCTATAGCTTCTATGTCTATACTTTTACATGTTTTTATATCAACTATGTAATTTTCTTTAGGGTCATAGTAATCTACTTTAGCTTTACATTTTACACCTTCAAGCTCAAATAACTTTATAACTTCTCTTTCACCACCCTCATGTACTAACTTACTGTATATAGGATGTCTGTTTAAGCTTTCCTGCATACCTAGCAACATGTTCTCACTCTTACCTGGTAGGTGGTTAGGTACGTCTTGATTCTGTTCTTTCCATTCTGCTATATACTCTTTACCTGCTTTGGTTCTTTTATCCATAGCTGGCTCAAATGCATATAACTTCTTATACTCTTCAGGCTCAAGCATCATAGCATGGAACGCAGACCCTACTAAGAACGCTTCACTCTCTATGTTTTGTGACATAGCAAAATCAAACTGCTTCTTGCTCCCTTGTAGAGCCTGCTTTACCATACTAGCTGATATATACTCTTTATCATCAAAGTAATTATCGTCTGTAATAATGTTATTGTTTTCTAACATAACACATACTTTGCTACGTTAGTCATCTTTTTGCTACCATCTTTGTTAGTCCACCTGGTAGCCACTCGTGCATTTTCTGTATCTATCTTTACTCCGTCTGCTTTTAGTAAAAAGATAGATGCGGATAGCCTTGTATTACCAAGGTCTCTAATAGCTTCTAATGAGGTTATACTCTTGTACTCTTGTAAGTACTTCAATAGTCTTGACTTATGTGTTTCTTTTTTCATTTTTTAAAACTTTAATGATTACTCCTGCTCTTTCTTTATCTACAACATACCCTGTAAAGTGTGGTATGAGGTTATGTATGTCATCATCCTCTATCCATTCGTTCTTAACCATAAGGTCTTGAACTGTTTGGGCTGGGTTGATGTAATCAAACTTTCTCTTACTGTCTCGTATAAAGTAGAATGATACTGTGTATGGTTTTTCTAAACCTTCTGTAAGTTTCAGGAACTTATCTTTTTTTTCCTGGTAAAACTTCTTTGTGTTTTTTATATACTCTCTTGTCGTCTTGCTGTTTATCAGGTATTTACCTGTCCACTGTTTGCTATTCTTACTTGACGGTACGTTAAAGGGTATATATATCTCATTCTTTCTCATGCGGGTCTGGTATATATAAGTGAAATGTTTGAGCTGCCCATTGCTTTACTTTCTCGATAAAATCTAACATGTCTTTGTTGGATAGCTTGGTAGTGCTTTCTGTTGTATCGTACCATTCATCGTTAACCTCTATTTTCTTTTTAAGAAATGTTTGTTTCAATAACTCGTGAGTCTCTTCTTTAGTATATCCTGTATAGTCGGATATAATCTTTACTACAACTCCCCAATAATATTGATTCAACTGATTGCTTCTTTTAGGTTTGTACTCTGATACAGTAACTTGTACAGTCTTATCTTCGTATCTAGCAATGTCTTGGTCAAGACGCTCTCTGTTTCCAAAGTGCATCTTTCCCTTAACAACTTTAGCTATGTGTATAAGCTTCATAGTAAAGCAAGGGTTTTTACACCCCTGCAATTACATTTAGAATGGCATACTATCGTCAGCAACACCACCTGTACTAGCGTTTAAGAACGCTTCATGAGCAGCTCTATATGCTGCAGAGTCTGACGGGCTTAATGGCTTGTTATGTCTATTCTGGTCAAACGTAAGGTTGCTACCTTCTGGTCCAGACATTTTGTAATCCATTACAGATTTAATTACAGGCTCTCCTGTATCTTTGTCGTTAGTCCAATACTCACGTCTACCAAGTATAACTTCAATAACACTACCTACAGCCTCTTTACATGCAATAGGTGGATTACTAAATGTTGTAGCACCTGCTGACATCAAGAAACGTTTGAATATTTTCATACGAATATCTTTTGCAGCGTCTGAAGTGCTTTCATCTGCACCACTCATCTTTAGGTATGCAATACCAGATTTGTTTGCTACCTTAAACTCTGTATAAGGAATACCCGTATACCCTTCTCTTTGCTCTGAAGATTTTACTTCCATAACTTTTACTTTATGGACACCCTCTTTCAAGTAACTCTGTTGAGCTGTTACTTCTACTTGTTCTAAATTCTTAAACATTTGTTTTGATTTAAAGATTAGTTATAATACTCTTCGCACTTTTCTATGACCTGTGCAAGGTCGTTATCTACATACAGTTCTTCAAACATTCCCATCGGACTCTTAGCTGAGTCTTTCCCTGAAGATTGTGTTCTAAACCTATACTTTGCTTGTTCTTCACCGTAGTGATTATCTGTAAACAAACAGCATACAAACTCTTTCTCTACACGCTTCTTCCAACGGTTACCATCAACAGCTACAAATCTTTCTTGTACTCCGTCTTCACCGTCATAAGCTCCGTCAATAGCTAAGAACACTACATACTTATCAGTATTCTTACTCATGTTAAGGATTCTATCTATCTCTTTGTTGTAGAATGACCAAACATCAAAGCCTTTAAACCTGATGTCTGCTTCTCTGTATATCATTTCTACCAAGCTGGTAAATGATTCTACTACAATAGTATCTATATCCTTTGACTTAACTGCTTTATCAAAAGCTGTATTGAATGTATTCAAGTCAGGAACTGGTACGTTCTTGAATTCTTTCGCTCCTTTGAACGGAAGTTGTTTTCTTTCTGTGTTTAGTACAGCTGTTGTGTGTGGATTTAGATTCCTCAACGATGTTGATTTACCTGACCCACTCTTGCCTACTACAATAATATTTGGTTTCATTTGTCTTTGGTTTTTAAGCGTTTATACTCATCCATACTATAGGTCTTAGTCTTTTTGTCTGATGCACAAACAAACTTCATAAAACCTCGTAGCATGATGTTTTCTTTATTCTTCATTCTCTCATCTATATTCCTGAAAGTCTTATTAACAACCTCTTTGATAAGCTTTTTAGAGAACGGAAGCTCTGCAGCTACCTTGTTTACTATGTCTTCGGGTTTTTTCATGGTTTAGTAAAGATAATAAATTAATTGTTATCAACAAAACTATTGTAAGAATTGTCGTCGTTTATCTCTTCAAACTTGGTTAGATAATTTATCCACTTTAGCCATTTGCTACCTATACCAATGTTTCTACCCTTAGCAAATATAATCTCTGCTTTACCTTCTGTTGTTTGCCCGTTAGCGTCTCCATCAAAACCATAGTATTCAGGTCTATATACAAACACTACAGCGTCAGCAGCCTGTTCTATCTCGCCAGATTCTCTAAGGTTTGATAGCATAGGCCTGCATCCTTCATTCCGTTCGACACCTCTTGATAATTGCGACAGAGCTATAATAGTAATGTTAAGCTCTTTGGCAATATTCTTAAGGGAACGTGCAATGACTGATACCTCTTGCTCACGACTCCTACCTTTGACCATGTTACTTACCAGCTGAAGATAATCTATCATAACAAGCTTGACATCTTTAGTAATTACATACTGTCTAATCTTGTTAATCAAGTATCTCAAGCTGGTGTTGCTGCATTCGTCAATAAATAGAGGTATATTCTCTAGATGCCCCGTCGCTTTATGAATGACCCCCCACTCATCTGACGTAAGCGTACCTTTAATCAAGTATCTATTGTCAATGTGAGTTTCACCACTAAGGATTCTTGATACAAGTTGAGGCACAGACATCTCATAAGAGAATACAACGCTATTATGGCCTTCTTCAGCAGCATTTTTAGCAAGAGCAAGGGCAAACGACGTTTTACCCATAGAAGATGCACCACCGACGATAATAAGGTCTTGTGGTTGCCACCCACCAGTAAACTTGTCGATAGATGCAAAGCCTGAAGTAATACCAGAGATGCCAGATGATAGTGAATTCTTTTCAATAACCTTGATAGTATCACGCAAATGCTCACGCAATTCTACAATAGAACCCTGCTCAGTCTTAGCAAGGTCAATCATAGTTTTTTCGATACTCTGTATGTTATCTTCTACTTCTTTATCATCAATTGTAGCTAGTACACTTTGACATAACTGTTTTACTGCAACTTTCTTTGAGATGTTTTTAAGGTAGTTAATGCATGTAATAGTCTCGTGCATGAATGAATCATTATCGTTCATACAACTAGCCAATACAAAGTCAACTCCTTTAATAAACCCTCGCAAATCGTTAGAAGCTTTTAGTAAATCAAACTTATTACCTGCCTGATACGCTTCATCCAACCACATATATACATGTTTGTAGTCAGGGTCAGCGAATAGTACTGGTGATAGCAGCTCATGGTGATTGTAATAGTCTTGCTTATTATATATAAGCTTACTGATGAGAATCTTCTCTACGTTATCGTTCATCTCTTTGCTGTGTGTTTGTTCTTGGTGGTAAGTAATTAGTACCTCCTACATACTCATCATCGTACCGTGCATGTTTAATCCAACGTTCTGCGTGCTGGAACTCAGGTACGAATCTACCTCGCCTTTCTTCGCTAGCCTTATACTTAATCTGTATATCTAGCGCTGACATAATTTTGTCTACGAGTTCTTTTGGTGGCCGCAGCTTCATCCATTCAAACTTAGCTCTCTTTTTACCTATCCTAATTGGATAAGCTTTCCAGAACACTTCGAATGTTTTCTCAAGTCTGTTGCGGTCATCTGTTGTCATACGAATTGTTTTCTTATTGAATAGCTTCTTAGCTTTTGTAGTAGCTGAAGCTTCATACATATTTAAACTTATGTATCCATAGTAACTCAACTCTGTATAACAAATCTCCAACTGTTCATCAGAGAATCCATATACGCTTTGTAAAGCGTTAGACTCCCTGGATGTCTCGTCTGTAGACACCAGGAAATCTAACACTACCAAAGACAATAATGAAAACTCTAAATCCAAATCTTCGTATGCACATATTAATGCATCTACGCAATTTGTTAGTTTAGGCATCCAGTTTCCTTCATGTGGTTTACAATAAGCTCAAGAGCTTTAGTTGTAATCTTACTACTAGTACCGTATAGGTAATCTACTTCAGATACTTCACCTGAATGTGTAAGGTAGTTAGTCAAGCCATTGAATAAACCGTAAGCTGTAGAGCCTTTCTCAGTCATTTCTTTTATAACTGCTCTTTCAATTAGCTCTCTACGTTTATGGTGAATTGCAGTCTTACGTTTTAAGTTGCTATCAGAAATCAAATCCATAACTTGTTTTGTTATATAATAGTCGTATTCAACTTTTACGTTCTGCATTTTCTTCATTAGAGATGATACACCAAGCAAGTTACTCTTAATAAGATTGTCTAGACTCTTATTGTTTTGTAAGTCATCAATCTTTTTAGTGTGCTTGATTACGTGGTTGTTCTCTTTGTCTTGCATTAGTAAGCCGAACATATTAGAACAACTATGTATCATGTTGGATATACCAAACGTAAGACGTAGACTACCGTCATGAGATGATAAAGCATATACAAAAGAGTCAGCTTCCTCTTGACCCCAATCTGTCTGCATATTATACTTAATAAAGAAATAAACCTTTCTACCTTTATCAAATGTACCACCTCTGGACTGAGACAAGTCATAGTTATCTTTACCTATCTTATCCAAGACAAGGTCAAGTAAGTCTGTGTTTTGCTTAACTGTATATCTACTACGCACTGGACCTAAAGCTTCTTTAGTTGCATCATTTACTGTGCAATAAAACTCTGTACTGTTGTAGTCATCACCATACTTAGTATTATATAAGTGTAGCTTACGCTTACTTACATTGAAGTTTAACTTATTGTCAAATAAAAAATCATTCCTTTCTCTTCTATCTTCTCCTGTAATTATTGTTGCCATCTTGAAATTGCTATACCGTTATGTGTACTACCCGTCCTTCGGGTTTTCACGTTATTATAATGATTACTTTGGTAAAAACTACCACGCAATCCTGCTTCGCCAAACATTAGTACATCTATACTATCTGTTACGAACTTTTGTTCTTTCTTTTTGGTTTGTTTTTTCATTGGTTTTCCTCCTTGTCTAATTTTAATTGTTCTCCTAATAATAACTCTTCATGCATTTGTCTTTCTATTGTGTTTTGTTTTTCTGCTTGCACAATAATTTGCTCTACATGGTAGTCTTCATATAGGCTAGATAATTTAGCCTCTTGCTGTTTGATAAGTAAGTCTTTGTAATAACCCATAAGTAGTTAGTTTTTAGTTTGTTAAACGATTTTTGGAATCATAATAGAAGTAATAGTAAAGGCCCGTGTGCTCGTTCGACAGTCTTATCAGGGGAAAGACACGTGTTATTACAGGCTGAAACCACTCACCTGTTGCCTTCATATATTACTCTATTGTTACAAGTTGACTTGGTAATTCCTTGCCAGAGTCTTGAATAGGTCCAGCAAACTCTGCTACTCTTTTTGTGTAGTATGTATATACTTGTTTACCTAGGTTTTCACCGAGGCCTTCCAAGATAACATTTTTAAGTGTAACATCGTCTATGTTGTACCATATTTTCTTTTGGTTATTTTCTGCATAGCTTACAATACACTTGCATATCAATACCCAATTACGAATCTTTTCGTAGTTCATACTTGCACCATGACATCTAAACTCGACGGTAGGTTTACCACTTGATGTACTAAAGTTGTTGATGTTAATCCATCGGTATCTAGTACTTGCGTAATGGTCGTGTCTACATTTCTTGTTGCGATGTTTATCTAACTCAGATTCACCAGCATATATATACTTCCCAATTAGCTTGCGCCAATTTTGAAAGTTAATATACTTACCAGCCCATGTTGGTATAAACTTACAGAAAGAATTGTCTAATCGTGAAGGCGGCATCATCCTGAATATTTCGTCTTGAATTTTATATCCAAGCCTTAACAACATGATTGTAAACACTCTATTGAACTGGCCTCCGATATGTACATGCACTCCGCATCTTTGATTAACCTCATGGTCATCAGATATACTATTGCATATCTTCTTAAGATGAGCATAACCATAGTCACCATGCAATACACCCGTTACATACTCAGGACCTGATGTAGAGCCGTCATACACAGCTTTGAGGTTTAAGCATTCGTAATCATACAAAGTACCACGAGATGTTTCTATCTCTACACCAAATGTATGTCGCATACCATTAGACATTGTGTAAGTAGGACTCCAATTACCGTATGTTTTACCTTGCGTTCTGTCTACTACACCATTTATAATTGCAGTACTACGGGCCATATTATCAAAATACTCGTTATCTTCATCACAGCAACTGTCAAAAGAATGTGCATCGCTACGATACTCTTCACAACTCTCACAATAGAAGCAGTCATTGCTACTAGCTGTCTCATGGCAATAATAAATTGTATCAGTATCACTACACCTTACATAATCATCTTGATTACTAAAATAATCTTCTTCTCCATCAGGATTAATTCCGTAAATAGAATCATGGCTATGTAACCAAAAAGAATCATAATCACAATAAACAAAATCTGTACCTACTACCCATTTTTCTGTTTCTTTTATGTAACAAATATCATGCTCATCTATAATTTTAGACATGTCTAATTTGTTAATGAGTTCTGGGTTTAATAATCCTTCATCATTTAAGGTTGCCTTGTTTACTTCAATGCTTACATCAGTACTATCGTATACCTGGACAATAACGGTTACTATATCACTTGTCTCTTCAGTGTTTTCTACAAATTGTGTCACATCAAATGCAGAGTTTTCTTGTGCAGCAGTTACGCTTGCTATGATTTCGTTTTCTCCTGGCATAACTCTCTAATGTTTTTAAGTTTACGTATAACTTTATTTACATCTGATACTTCAGAAGAACGCTCTTTCAAAGCTTTGCAACTGTCAAGCAACTCATCAACAAACTGAACGTCAGAAATGAAGATGAGATTCTTTTCAAGATTATACATAAAGAGGTAACTGATTAGCTTTAAGATTCTTTTCCCGTTCATCTAACTTTGTCAACTCTGCATAAATTTTACAAGATATTTCATACAAAGTATCCAAGTCTTTATTACTCATAAACCCTTCATTCTCAGAGGCTACGCCTTCAAGTAATTCGATTTGATTCATAAGCGATTGCACCTGTTTGCTTTCTTTGTGTTTGTCAGGAAATACTTCAAGAGCTTGAGATGGGGTTAGATAGTCGTCGTAATAATCATACCCTGCATCTACAAATGGTTCATTTGTATTGCTAGCTTTACTATCTGTATCTCTATAGTCAGTCCAGTTAAGTTCTTTCTTATCTGGTTTAGCCACGTATGTAGTAGGTATATCTATTTGTGATATGATAATACCTTCATCTACAACAAGTAATTTCTCTGCTGGTACTTCACTAATAGACCAATCAGGTTGACAGATTTCTTTTAAGCCCTCCTCTAATGATGAAAAGAATATACCATCACCTGTGTTCATCATAAACATAGGGTTATTACGACGGTATACATAAAGCTTACCATCTCTTTCTGTCCACACTGCATTGATTGTGCCTCCATGCTCACCAAGAGTCTGATAGTCGTCAGTTTTTTCAAGCACATTATATATAGCCTTGCTGTCTACATCTGGTATTTCTACCTGGTACTTGTTGCACATCTCTTCGTAATTAGATAACACACCGTTATGGCATCCGATATACATACCGATTGCATAAGGGTGAGTGTTCTCAGCGGTCTTTACACCATGAGTTCCATACCGTGTATGGCCTACGAATAGAGATGTCTTGTTATGGTCTATACTTCTAAGCAATCCTTCGCTCGTACCTACAGTTTTGTATAGCTTTCTAAAGCTACCATTTTCTACATAGATACCTGTACTATGCCCACCTCTACTGTCGTTGTCTTCAAGTAAGTGCATAGCTTTTAAGATATTTACACTCTTCCCAGAGTATGCTGCGATTCCACACATAATAATTAATGTTTAAGGTTAGTTTAATTTTCGGTTGTTGTAAAATAATCTTTTGAGTCTATCTCTAGAATTATCTGTTAATCTGTCTTCTACTATAAAAACATTTAACACATCAAGTGAAGCTGCGTAAATCGTAGCAGCTGCTTCACTTTGTACTACAATAGTATAGTTGTACGGCTTATGTGATAAAGTTGATATGTAATCTTTACATATTTGTAAAGTGTTGTTCGAGTGCGTCATAATGCTCGTCTGTTAGGTTATACAATTCTTTACACTGATTCCGTCGTATCTCATGCTTCATTTGAATGACGTTCTTATCGTCACGGTTAATGATGTATAGCATAAGCATTAATTCTGTTGCTGGCACGTTAATACTACCATCCACAAGGACAATGTCTTTAACGTCTGAGTTAGAACAGTATTCTATAGCACTTTCGTTGTAGCTAATAGAATTCTTAACTACATCTACTCTGTATAGAGAGCATGATTGTTCTGCATTTTTAAGTACACTTTCTGGAAAGCTGTACTGTGCATCCGTTGCATGATTGCAAAATAATATAGCGTCACTACCCGTAGCCTGCGTATCAGGTTTGTATGCTCTGATACTCAAGCCGTTAGGTGTAGTGATTTCTATAGTACCAAGTCCTATGTTTAGTTCCATTAGTACCTGCGTTCTTTAAATTTTAGTAAGTCTTTATATAAGACATACCCAATTCTTAAAAAGCCAGCTACTGTAACAAATAGTACTGAGTTAAACATTCCAACGTAATAGAATATGTATGATATTCCTCCAATTGATGTCGTCAACGCAAGCGCTAACAGATACATCTTGATAAAATTCTTGTCCATCTTATTTAAAGTCTACGGTTATTAATCCTTTGTCTGTAATAGTAGCGGTAATAGTATTACTTAGGTTTACCACTAATGTTTTTGCCTTTACCACTGGCTTGTCTGTCTTTACTACTCTTGCTGGTCTTGCTTTTGTCTTTTGCAAGTTCATTTGTGCATTATATAAAGTGCCGTAGCTACTTTTGTATAACTTTGAGCGTGTTAACTTAATCAAAGGCGGTATGTCTTCAATTGTTTTAGGTATCATAGTCTTACCTTTTCTTGGACTCAACATATGAATTGATTTGTGTTTACAAGTCTTTAACATCTGGTTAAATACCTGTGCTTTTGTTATTTTTGCCATCTTTTAGTTGGTTTTTAAATTTATTAACATGATTTACTATGTGCTCTGGCACATTTACTTTCTGGTACTCACAAATTTCTACTAAGTCTAACAACATTACATTAATAGATGCTTCGTTCTTTTTAAAACGTTGTATAGTCTTGTCATACTCTCTAAGCTGGGCTATAGCCATTTTGATTGCTACGTCTTTCATTTTTTATCCCAGGTTATATTGAACGAAGGAATCTTATGAATGTCTGATAATACTAATGCGTCATCCCATTTTTCAGTTTCTCCATTGAAGTTTACAAATAGAAAGAACTTGTTACTGGTAGAGTTTATACAAGCCATGCCAGAGTCGTCCTCTATTATGTAGCATGTACCTAAAGCTTCAAGCTCATCGTAATGAACCCATTCCCAACGTAAGTAATTATCTTTAGTATCCTCCATAGCAAACCACTCTCTACTTATAATAATAGTGGTATATTCTTGCTTAGAGCTTACTTCCTGATACTTTCCTAGTCGGTAGTCATAGTCCCATTCTTTTGAATGTTTAGCCATGTAGTATTCCTGTGAGAAAGCTACACTACTCGTCATCATAACGAGCGATAAGATTAGTTTGTTCATCTTGTTTTAATTTAGTTGTTAATAGTTGTTTGAATCGAAAGCTACTACGCATATTATAACGAGTGCTAATGCTGTACTGATTAGTAATAGATACATACTTTTAGAATTACTGCGCATACTACTGCGCATGATAGTGAGTGCCCCCGCGAGCGACAAAACTACGATGTGCTGTAGTCTTGCTGTACGCTTGGGTTGTGAATTAAAAAAAGCTCCGAAGAGC